TGCTGCCAAGGGAACCCCCGCCGCTCAGGGAGCAGCAGCGGCTGCCAAGGGANCCCCCGCCGCTCAGGGAGCAGCAGCGGCTGCGACGCCGGCTGCTCAGGGTGCTGGAGCCGCTGCCCCAGAGGCAGCTGGTTGGGGTGGTCGGATGGTGGCGCGGGCCAGGGGCATGCGTGACTCTGCTCAGGGCGCTGCGAGCACTCACCTGAAGCCCATGCAGGATGCCTACCTCAAGACGAGGAAGGCCGCTCCTGGTCAGCAAACCGCGATGTTCACGCCAGCTCAGGCACCAGCAGCTCCGCAAGCGGTGAAGGACACCATGTGGAACAGCGCCAGGGCCGGCTGGGGCGCTGCGGGTCAGCCCGTCAAGGACGTCGCAACCGCTGGACTCGCCACGGCAGGCACTGCTGCCGCCGGCTACGGCACGTACCGGGTGGGACGAAGGGCTGGTCGGAAGCAGCGGCAGCAGCAGCCGTACTACAAGCAGCCGTACTACAAGCAGGCCAACAAGGCACTGCTCGCGGGAGGCACTGCTCTGGCCACTGTTCCTGTCGCCGCCTTCGCAGGTCACCGCACTGGATCGAAGAGCGGATACACCGAGGGCCGAAGGATCGGCGAGGGTGCCGCTGGCTCGAAGGCCTACCACAAGGGCGAACGTGAGGGGTACCAGCGGGCGCTGAAGACCATCCAGGCCCAGCGAGAGAAGCAGGCGTGGGTGGGAACTGCCGCCAAGGGACTCGCCGCCGGTACGGCGTTGCTCGGTACGGGGGCTGCGGCTCACCATGTGGGCACGAACACGGGCTACCGCCAGGGCCGCAAGGACCAGTACTCCGGCATGAAGGCGCATGTGACCAGGACCAGGCTGGACCCTGAGGTATGGAAGCGGATGAGCAGTCGCGCTCAGAGCATCAAGAAGGCGCCGCAGAGAGCGCAGCAGACAGCTGCTCGCTACAAGCAGTACATGCAGAACAACCCGAACAGCCGGGCTGCACAGACCAAGGGCCCGAAGTACATGAGCGGCCAGGGGACTACCTACAAGGTCGCAGCGGAGGCTCCCATGCTCAAGACAGCCGCCCTCGACAGCCGCTACGACATCTCGACCCCCGAGACCGTCAAGCAGGCGGAGCGGTACTTCGATGAGCACTGGCGGAACCTGCACCCCCGAGACCGACGCGAGTTCGCCGTCAACACCGTCAAGCAGGCCGAGGCCCAGGGTGTGCACATCCAGTCGGAGCGCCTGGTCAAGTACGCCGGGCAGGACATCAGCATGGACGTCCTGGCGCACCTGACCTACCGAGGACGGCAGGACTGCGTCGATGACCGAGGACGCAGCGTTCTGATGAAGCTCGCGGAGGAGCTCCCGAACCTGACCGCTGATGAGCTCGGGGATGCGGTGTCGGACTTCGACGAGCACTACGGCATCAGCCAGCAGTGGGACGGGGTCATCCCGGATCCCTACGCAGCTGTCTGCACCGAGAAGGTGGCAGAGCGGTATTCCTGGACCGACGGCGTCGACAAGGTCACGGAGGAGGAGTTGCAGCACGCAGCGGACACCGACCTGGCGTCCATCTCCAGCGCCCTGGGCGAGTCCGGAGCTCGAGAGTTCCAGAAGCAGCCCCTGACGGTGTTCAAGTCCCTGCCTGATCCCATCAAGAAGGTCGTGGCTCGTGTAGCGTCCTCCCGAAGGAGCACTCTCGGCCACAATGACCTCTAGCTCGCCAGCAACGGACTCATCGTTCAGGGCAGCTCAGGTCTTCGGGCATCCCGACGCTCATCCAGTCATCCTCGTGGGTCTGCTCTTCAAGGAGTTCGACCTGGAGTGGTTGGACTGGGAGCCGGACGTCCTCTGGTTCGAGATCCACACGACGTTCTCGGAGCGTCTGGCAGAGATGACGGGGGGCCGGGTCAGTGCCACGGTCAGTGCGCTGAGTCGCAACAAGATCCAGGCCATGAAGACGGTGCTTCAGTCTGGAGCGTTCTTTCGGAGCTGGGAGGTCTTTGCGCCGGTAGTCCAGGCACTGAACAACAACATCCCGCAGTTCCACACGCTGCAGCGGCCGTCGGTGGCACAGATGATGGCTGCTCTGGACATGCTGGGAGAGGCCACTCTGGAGAAGAACAAGTTCTCTGACGAGGTCACCCGGTTCATTGCTGCCTGTGCCTTGGACGACGGAGTGTACTTCCTGCCTGAGCCCCTGGTGTTCGCCCAGGTCGCTGTCGCACGTCCGTACTACCGTTGTGCTGACTGTGGGAACCACGATGAGATCGACCTGGAAGACAAGAGGTGCGACGTTTGCACCCGCAGGTGGTCGCCTACTACGGATTCGAGAGCGTTCAACGGGAAGCCGTCTTTCGGGATCCCCGATTCTGTGGGAAGGAACATCGAGTTCTACTTCAAGAACGACCCGCGGTCTGTGCAGGCGAAGTGGGAGCAGGTGAAGCACATGGACGCTGACGAAGTAGAGCTCCAAGAAGTCTCTACGGATGTGGTGGTGGCCAAGCTCCTCGTGGCTCGTGACTACGTGAAGCACCGGCAGTCCTTGATGGACGAACAGAAGAGCTGCCTCAGCCCCCTTCTGGTAGAGGTGTAGGCATGCATCCCATCGTCAGACAGGCGTACCTTCGTGAAATGGAGGAGCTCCAGAAGGAAGCGAACATCCTGCGAGCAGGAGTGGGGCTGGCTACGACAGGAGCCAGGGCGGCCGGAAGTGCTCTTGGCAAGGTGGTCGCATTTCCCTTCAAGCAGGTCAATCGGCTTGCGGGCACGGAAGCCCACTTGGCCCGCCACGGGTACAAGCCTGTAGGGAACACATGGGAGAGGTCAGCTCGCGGCCTATCGGCAGAGCTCGAGGGTGTGAAGAGCTTGAAGACTCTCAACCCTGTACAGATGGCTCAGGGAGTCGGTCAGCGCATGTGGCTGGGGGTCAAGGCTACGAGAGACATGGTCGCCCGTCCCGGCTCCACTATGCGCCACGGTTGGAACGCTTCCGGGGTAGTTCGCAGAAACGCTGACGGGGTCTTGGTGCAGGAAGGTGCTGGCGTAGGCATCAAGGGCATAGGCGCCGGCTTTGGTGTGCACGGTCTGTACGGCGCCATGAAGCCCGGCAAGGACCCGTACGACCCGGATGCTGGTAGGGCCGAGCGGATCGGCAAGGCCGTCGGCCAGGGTGTCGGGTTCATCGGTGGCGGCACTGGCGGCATGATCGCAGCCATGACGGCATCCAAGCTGCTCGGGGATCTTGGTGGGCTCGCAGGCAAGGGCGTCGATGCCGTTGCTGGAGGAGCAGCCTCGCTGGTCAGAGCCAAGCGCAAGGAGGTCCAAGAGCAGGGGCCCACAGTCAAGGAAGACATCTCTGATCCGCAGAGGGTGAACACTCGACGTCAGGGGCTCAGTGGTGTCTAGCTTCAACTTCGGGCAGTTCCCCCGCGAGGCTGCCGGAGGTAGCGCAGGAGGGCAGGATGACTTCCGGTGGGGCAACCTGTCGTCTCTGGGTCGTGGAGGAACCAGGTACCCGAACCCGTTCTTCGACGGCGCCAACATGTACATGCCGAAGTCGCTCAAGGAGCTCTTCGGCTGGTGCAGGTACTACTTCCTCACGAATCCTCTGGTGAACGCCGTCTGCTACAAGATGGCGTCGTACCCGATCACTGAGCTCCAGTTCGACGGTGACCCGTCGGTGGTCAAGAAGTACAACCATCTGCGTGACAAGGTCCTCGACTTCCGGCAGTTCCTGGTGGGTGTGGGCCTGGACTACCAGTGCTACGGCAACGCCTTCGTCAGCATCCACTTCCCCACCATCAAGTTCCTGTACTGCAAGAAGTGTGGGAAGGGTGCTCCAGCCAGGGAGCTGAAGGGCAAGTGGCGCTGGCGGAACATGAAGTTCATCCTCACCTGCCCCAGGTGCGGGAACTACGACGAGGCCAAGCAGGTCGACGTGCTCCAGAAGAACCCGATGGGCATCAAGCTCATTCGGTGGAACCCCGAGCGCATCGAGCTCGAGTACATCGAGGAGACGGGGGAGACCAACTACTACTACCGGATGGCCCCTCAGACATCGAACAAGATTGGCCTCGGGAAACCGGGGACAGTCGAGGGCATGCCTGCGGTGTTCATCGAGGCCGCCCGCAAGAAGATGGGGCTGAAGTTCGCCAAGGGGCAGGTGTTCCACCTGAAGCGCCCCACCATCTCTGGCAGAGACCAGGGCTGGGGCATGCCTCGCATCCTCCCAGTGCTCAAGGACTCGTACTACCTCCAGATCCTCAAGAAGGGTCAGGAGATGATCGCTCGGGAGCACATCACTCCCATGCGAGTCATCTTCCCGCAGCCCGGCTCGGGCTCGAGCGATCCGTACACCACCATCCCGCTGGCCTCCTGGAAGACCAAGATCGAAGAGGAGATCGTCCGGTGGCGTAGGGACCCGAACTACATCCCGGTGCTGCCTCTCCCCATTGGGCACCAGATCATCGGTGGTCAGGGCCGGGCGATGGTGCTGCACCAGGAGCACCGTGTCTGGGCCGAGCACATTGTGGCCGGCATGCACACGCCCCAGGAGTTCATCTTCGGCGGCGTGTCCTACAGCGGCACCAGCGTCTCCATGCGGAACCTGGAGAACGAGTTCCTCAACTACCGAGAGGACATGCGGGGGCTCACGGACTGGGTCTACGACAGCATCGGCTGGTTCATGGGCTGGCCTCGGGTCAACAAGAAGTACCGACCGTTCCGCATGGCGGACGATCTGCAGCGCGTGATGCTCTACTTCCAGATGAACCAGGCTGGGAAGCTCTCCGACCGCACCCTGCTCTCTGAGCTGGGGCTGGACCACGCACGAGAGGGCGAGCTCAAGCGTGCTGAGAGCCGCCAGCAGCTCGAGGACCAGCGTCGTATGCAGGTGGCTGGTGCAGCAGCACAGGCGGAGGCTCAGGCGGTGGGTCAGCGCTTCATGCAGGCCAGCCAGTCAGACATGGTCGGCGGAACACCTGCACCTCCTCCCGACGGGCAGATGGCCCCTCCGTCGCTCCCGCCACCAGGAGGAGGTCCTCCCGCTGAGGGCATCCCTCTGGAGGCACAGTCGCAGGTCAACATGGCCAGTGGCGCCGGCGGCGGTCAGAACATCCTTCACCTGGCGAAGAGGAAGGCCCATGAGATCGAGAAGCTCATGGAGAGTGACCCCGAGCAGGCTCAGGCCCACATCACCAAGCTGAAGAATGAGGTCCCGCAGTTCCTCGCGTTGGTGCTGCAGATCCTTCGGGGCAAGCAGCAGACGAGAGACCCGCTGAACGCTCAGCAGATGCCCCTCCCGGAGCAGAAGCCCCCGCGGCGAACGGCAGAGAAGGCTTTGGTGTGAACAACTACCCCTGGTTCCAGTCCTACTTCACCGAGATGGTGAAGCTCGCACTACCCCGCCAGTTGAAGATCGTCCAGAAGCTGCTACGGGAGGGCGACAAGGCGGGGGCCGAGAAACTTCTGTCCAAGCTGCACGCCTCGGGGACGCTGAAGGTCACTGATCAAGGGAGTCAGCTGTCTCGTCTGGGTTCTGGGGCTGAGGGAGTGGCTCACTCCGTCGCCGGCACTCGTGTGGCCCCCAAACAGGTGGCAGTGCGGAAGACCTTCGACCGCGACGGCCCTCTCTACAGCAAGGAGATGCTGTCGGAGAAGATGCAGGCGGGTCGGAAGCTGCGAGGAGATGACCGCTTCGCCGAACTCCTCAGCAAGCGAGTAGGCAAGGGCAAGCGAGGAGGCAGGTACCTGCACTACGAGCACGTGGCCGGCAAGACACTGGAGCAGGCCCCTGCCAAGGGAGCCATCCAACAGGGAACGGATGCCGTGGCTGTCGCTCGCATGTCCGAGGCCTTGAAGGGCAGGGGCGGACGTAGAGCCCTCCTGGACATCCAGGGGAACGCTGGGAACGTAGTCCGTACCCCCCAAGGGAAGCTGAAGGCGTTGGACTACCTCCCCGCTCCCGCGAAGGACGTGGCGGATGTGAACAGAGGTGCTGCCCCCTTCCAGAGACGTCTCCAGGCGCAGATGGGAGCGACTCCCGCGCCACAGCCCCCGAGACCTCCCACACACCGAGAAGGCATCCGAGGAAAGGCCAACATGCTGGCGTACCAAGCCCGGCTGAAGGCCCACGGGCTCGCACACCAGAAGTGGCAGCAGGACCTGCCTCAGCAGTTCGCGAGAGCCCCTCAGGCTCAGCAGAGGAACCTGGACAGGAAGGCTCCTGCTGCCCTGTTCCGGCACCTGTACAAGGGCCCGACAGCTCCTAGTGACATGACTGCGGCAGGCCTGCGTAGGGCGAACTCTCGGAGAGCTCTCCAGGCTCTGTAGGTAAGAAAGAGGGGTCACCTCCTTCCTCGACGAGCACGGGACACCGGAGCTCGCCGCTCCGGCTCCTCTTCTTCGTCTTCTTTGTAGTTGTCGCCGTGGTAGGACATCGCCTCTGAGAAGGCGTAGCCCACGTTCACTTCGACCTCTGTCTTGATGATGTCCCTGAGCAACTCCTCTTCATCCGGTGCCACGTACGGCCCGACGCACCCTGGATGCAGCGCCTGCTCGTCCATGTCGTCGAGCCTGTAGGTGATATTCCCTGTCCTGTCCCCGAAGCCGACGCGGCCCTCTCGGATCAGGACTACCTTCCCGTCGATCTCGAACTCCTCCTGGCAGTACACGCAGGTGGTGCTCACTCCTCCTCGGAAAACGCCTCCACCCGAATCTCCTCGAGGACTTTCCTCCAGGTCTTCGGGGACATCGCGGTGACGTCCACGGCGGCCTGGAGTACGACGCATATCGTCGCGCATTCGTCGCATTCACCCTCCTGATAGAACCCCAGTAGAGTGCGCCCCGAAGGCTTTCCACCAGGGGATAGGCATGTGGAGCAAACCCATGCAGGTTCGAGCTCCATATCGAGCATGGCTTCGTCGAAGATGCCGCACTCCTCGCAGTCCCAGGACTCGTTGCACAGTCCTGGGATCAGCGGGCAATAGACTCGACGATCGCCTTCCATGTCATCCTGATCTGGTCGTTGAGGTACATCGTGACTCCGAACACGAAGCTGGAAACGAGGAGATGCATCCAGTAGTACATCAGTCGTCGTCCTCCCAGCGCGGGTGGCGCAGGTCGATAGTCAGAGGTTCGGGCTCGTCGAACTTCGTCGACGACAGAGGAGAGAGCGGTCCGGTGGTGGTGCCGGAGGAGAAGTTCATCTCGGAGGAATCCTTGAACAAGTCAGTGGAAGAGGAAGGCGCTGCTTCGTCTTTGGTGTTGAAAAAGGAGCCGAAGAGGCCGCCATGGACGGTCTCCTCGAACAGGCTCAGCGATGTCTTATCAGACAAGATCAGATCTCCTGGTTCATCTCCTTATCCCGCGTGGGGGTATCCTTTGTCGAACGGCGGAAGGGCTGCGTATAGTGGCCCCCGACCACTGGTCAGCGAATAGAAATGGCGCAGCTTAATCCAGAGGGCTCGTTCGACACCCTCAAAGACCGAACGGCTGCTGCTGTCGCCTCGCACTTCCCCTTCGAGGGGTCCAACAGGCGACTGGAGCTACACAAGGTCTGGGTCGAAGACGGCAAGAACATCGACGACATCAAGTCGCAGATGGCGGCGAAGGTGAAGGGGCGGTCGTGGGAGGTGCCCGTCAAGGCGGAGGTCTCCCTGGTCGACAAGAAGTCCGGCAAGGTCCTGGACCGAAGTGTCGTCACGGTAGCCAAGCTCCCGAAGATCACCCGCCGCTACTCCTACATCGTCAAGGGCAAGGAGTACCAGCTGGACAACCAGTTCCGGCTGAAGTCTGGCGCCTACCATCGAGAGGACCAGGCAGGCCGCCTCCAGACCCACTGGAACCTGTCGAACTGGAAGGACGCCACCAAGGCCGGGCGCTTCGACATCACGTTCGACCCCAAGAAGCGCCAGTTCCGCATGCCCGTGTCCACCACCAAGGACATCGGCCTGTACCCAGTGCTGAAGGCCATGGGTGTCTCTGACTCGGAGATTCAGAAGACCTGGGGCAAGGAGATCTTCGACGCATCCGTCAAGCAGTACGGCTCCGATGACAAGCAGCTCCGGTCCCTAAACGGAGTGCTTCGCAAGGCGAAGGGGGCTCCGCCGGCGGAAGACCTGGGGGAGCTCCGTGCAGAGGTACGGAAGCTGATGGAGTCCGCGGAGCTTCGCCCGGACAGCACCAAGGTCACGCTCGGCAAGGGGTTCAAGAACGTCAATGGGGACGCGTTGCTCCGGTCGTCGAACAGGCTGTTGAGCATCTCTCGAGGGAACGATGTCCCCGATGACCGAGAGTCCTTGATCTTCAAAGACCTGCTGGGCGCAGAAGACCAGATCGAGGACAAGCTGGTTCGGTCAGAGAGGGACATCAAGCGGCGCTTGAAGCAGGGGATCGACGCGGACAAGTCCGTGAAGGAGATCTTGAACCCCGCGGTGTTCGGCAAGCCCATCCAGGCGCACTTCCAGACAGCGCTGGCACAGACACCTGAGCAGACGAACCCGCTCGAGTTCGTGTCCGGCCACACGAAGACCACCATCCTGGGTCCTGGTGGCATCTCAGACCCGCAGGGTGTCCCCGCGGAGGCCCTGGCTATCAACCCCAGCCACCTGGGCTTCGTCGATCCCATTCCTACACCAGAGGGAGAGAAGACAGGCATCACGCTCCAGATCCCTCTCGGCGTCGAGAAGGCTGGTCGGGTGCTGAAGGTTCCGGTCTACAACCGGAAGACGGGGAAGATTGAAAAGCTGGATCCACAGAAGTTCGACGCAGCAGTAGTCGCGTTCCCGGACCAGGTGGAGTGGAAGGGCGGCAAGCCTCTACCGAAGCAGAAGATCGTGGCCGTGGCGGGCAAGGGGAACGCCATCGAGCAGCAGAGCTACGGGAAAGTCACGCATGTGATGCTCTCGTCCAAGGCCATGTACTCCATGCCCACGAACCTCATCCCGTTCCTGCCTGCCAACCAGGGGAACAGGGCGATGACGGCTTCGCGGCAGCAGGAGCAGGCAGTCCCCTTGCTACATCGAGAAGCGCCCCTGGTTCAGTCTGTGATGGAGGACGGCAAGACCACCTTCGAGCAGGTGATGGGGCAGTACAACTCGCACACGTCTCCGGTGTCAGGGAAGGTGGTGAAGGTCACCGATGACTCCATTGTCGTGAAGGACGGCGGAGGCAAGAGGCACGAGGTCCAGATCTACGACAACTTCCCGCTCAACGAGAACGGGAACCACATCAACAGCACTCCACAGGTCAAGAAGGGGGACACNGTCAAGAGGGGGCAGATCGTCGCCGACACGAACTTCTCCAAGGAGGGGACGCTGGCCCTGGGAGTGAACCTCACCACGGCCTACATGCCCTTCAAGGGCTACAACTTCGAGGACGGGGTCGTCATCTCGGACAGTGCTGCCAAGAAGCTGACGTCCGAGCACATGTACCGACCCAGCGCGACCGTCGACAGGAACACCATCCTGAGCAAGAACAAGCTCACGGCGTACCTACCCACGGAGGCCCTGACTGCGGAGCAGAGAGACAAGCTGGACGACAAGGGCATCGTTCGGGCTGGCTCAGTGGTGCACGAGGGCGACATCATCATCGGGAAGCTGCAGCGGGAGGAGTTCACCACCGAGCAGAAGAAGCTCCAGTCGCTGAAGAAGTCCATGGTCAAGTCCGAGAGAGACAGAACCGTGCGGTGGGCCAAGGGCTACCCCGGAGAGGTCGTCCGCGTCGTTCAGCGAGGCAACAACGTAGAGGTACACGTCAAGACGTTGGAGCCGGCACAGATCGGCGACAAGCTGGTTGGTCGTCACGGCAACAAGGGGATCATCTCGAAGGTCGTTCCTGACCACGAGATGCCCCACACCAAGGAGGGGAAGCACGTAGAGATCGCGCTGAATCCCCACGGAGTCCCTGGCCGAATCAACCTGGGGCAGGTGCTGGAGACGGCGGCAGGGAAGATCGCCAAGGCACAGGGCTCTCCGTTCCTGGTGGACAACTTCCCGAACAAGACACCGAACTACACCAAGGACGTGAAGGCTGAGCTGGCCAAGGCAGGTCTGACGGACACAGAGACCCTGTTCGACCCCACCTCTGGCAAGGAGCTCGGGAAGGTAATGCTGGGAGACCAGTACCTCCTCAAGCTCCGGCACCAGGTGGAGAAGAAGACCACCGTGCGTTCTGGCGGAGTGGGGAACCCCTACTCCATGAACATGACGCCCAAGGGCGGAGGACAGCGTGGCGGGCAGGCCGTATCTGCTCTCGGTCTCTACGGCCTCCTGTCGCACGGTGCACGGCACAACCTGCGGGAGATGCAGACGCTCAAGTCGGACAAGAACGACGAGCTCTGGATCGCTCTTCAATCCGGAGAGGTGCTGCCCACACCGAAGATCCCGTTCACCTACGACAAGCTCAAGGGCTACTTGAACGTCATGGGTGTCGACGTGAACAAGGACGGCAACAACCTGCAGCTGCGGCCCATCACCGACCAGCAGGTCCGGCAGAAGAGCAACGGCGAGCTCAAGGACGCTGCCAAGATGTTCCGGGGCAAGGACATGCGCCCGGAGAAGGGCGGCCTGTTTGACGAGACGGTCACCGGAGGATCCCAGGGCAAGAAGTGGAGCCACTTCGAGCTCTCGCAGTCGATGCCCAACCCGGTTTTCGAGAAGCCCATTGCCGGGTTGCTCGGGGTCAAGCAGGGAGACATCAAGGAGATCATCGCGGGGAAGAAGGACCTGGATGGCAAGACAGGGCCCAAGGCCATCGTCGATGCGCTCAAGAAGGTAGACGTCAACGCGGACTTGGTGGCGGCAGAGGAGACCCTCAAGACGGCACGCAAGAGCAAGCTCAATCATGCCCGGCTCCGTGTCCGATACCTCCAGGCGCTCAAGAAAGCGGACATGTCCGCAACGGACGCCTACACCACCAAGGCCGTCCCCGTGCTGCCTCCGTCCATGCGGCCGGTGACTGTCCTGGACAACGGCGACCTCAACGCAGATGACGTCAACGGGCTGTACCGCGCGCTGTCTGTGATGAACGACCAGGTCAAGTCCGCCGACAAGGCCACTCCGGACAGCATGATGCTGCCCATGCACTCGGCGGTGTACGACGGGCTGAAGGCGCTGACGATGACCGGCGCCGACCTGGGGCAGCGACACCATCGCGGAGTCATGGAGACCATGGCAGGTCCCTCTCCGAAGCAGGGCTACTTCCAGGACAAGATCATCTCGAGGAAGCAGGACCTGTCCATGCGGGGGACCATCATCCCCGAGGACTCCATGCACCTGGACGAGATCGGACTGCCGAAGAAGGCAGCGATGGAGCTCTACAAGCCTTTCGTGGTCCGAGAGATGGTGAAGGGCTTTGGCTACACACCTCTCCAGGCTCAGCGAGCCATCAAGGAGGGCGCACCTATCACGGACAAGGCGTTGGCTCAGGTAGCCGACAAGCGTCCTGTGATCGTCAAGCGCGACCCCATGCTGCACAAGCACGGGATCATGGCCTTCCGCCCGAAGGTGGTAGGAGGCAAAGCCATCCAGGTACATCCGCTGATCACCAAGGGCTATGGAGCTGACTTCGACGGAGACACAATGTCGGTGTTCGTGCCCTTGGGGCACGAGGCCGTGGCAGAAGCACGAGGGATGATGCCCTCACAGAACCTGTTCAACCCCTCCACTGGTCGCATCATCCAGTACCCGCAGCACGAGGGGCAGCTGGGGGTGTACCAGCTCAGCAAGAAGGGCAAGAGGACTGGCCACCGCTTCGACACCATGAAGGATGTCCTGAAGGCGTTCGACGACGGGAAGATCAACATCGACGACCAGATCACCGTCGGTGCTGGCAGCCGGTTCAAGTTCGCAGCTCCCACGATTCAGACGACCGCCGGCAGGATCATGCTGTCCAAGGCCGTGAAGCCGGGCTCGAAGTACCAGCAGCAGATCCTCACGGACCCGGGGTTCCTGATGGACTCGCAGGGGGCGGAGAAGTTCCTGACCGACATGGCCAAGAACGACCCCAAGGACTTCGCCAATGCCGTCAACAAGATGAACCAGATGGGGAACAGGCACACCTACGACTCTGGCTTCTCCTTCTCTTTGGATGACTTCGCCTCGCAGAACGCCATGCGGGATCCAGTGCTCGAACGCACTGACCGTCGCGTCGCCGAGTTGCGTGCTGCGGGCATGAGTCAGAACGATGCTGTGATCAAGGCGTACAGGGGCGCTATCCGCGAGCTCGACAAGAAGGGCAAGGCGGGGATGGAGAACAGCCAGAACCGTGTCTACGCCATGGTTCGGTCAGGAGCTCGTGGGGACTGGGACCAGTTCAAGCAGATGACCATCGCGCCTGTGCTGGTGAACGGTACCGACGGCAAGCCCGTACCCATCCCCATCAAGCGGAGCTACTCTGAGGGCCTCTCCACTCCGGAGTACTGGGCGTCGTTGTCTGGTGCACGGATGGGCACGCTCTCGAAGGTGGTCGGGGCCTCTGAGCCCGGCGCTTTGACCAAGAGGGTCGTCAACACGACCATGAACCAGCTCATCACCGAGAATGACTGTGGCACCTCAGGTGGTGTTGCCATGGGAGTGGATGACCCAGAGATCCATGATCGGTACCTGGCGGCATCTGCTTCGGCGCACAAGAAGAGCTTCCCGGCAGGAACGCTGCTGACGCCGGAGATCCTGTCGTCCATGCGAAACGCCAAGACGGCTCGCCTGGTGGTGCGCTCTCCTCTGAAGTGCGAGTCGCGTGAGGGCATGTGCGCCAAGTGCTACGGACTGGACGAGAAGGGCAACAACCCATCCCTGGGTGTCAACGTAGGGACCATCGCTGCCCAGGCTGTGGGAGAGCCCGCGGTCAACCTGTCGATGAAGAGCTTCCACACCGGAGGAGTTGTCACGGACAAGGACACCACTCGGGTGAGTGACTTCGCACGATTGCAGCAGCTGTTGAGCATGCCAGAGACGCTGAAGGGCTCGGCGACCCTCTCCGAGGTGAACGGGAAGATCTCCAAGGGCGGGGTGCGTGCAGACCCCGCAGGAGGTTGGCGAGTCACAGTGACCGGGCAGGACAAGAAGAGGAACCCGACGTCAGTGGAGCACTACATTCCGGGCAACCGGAAGTTGTCAGCGCATGTGAGCAAGGCGTCGAAAGGCCAGGCCGTCAAGGTGTCCGCGGGACAGGCCTTGAGCAGTGGGCCGGTCAACCCCCGAGAATTGCTCAACGTGTCGAGCATGGACAAGGTACGCAACCACCTGGTTGACGAGATGTACGGCGCCTACCGGCAGGTGGGGCCGGTCAAGAGGCGCAACATGGAAGTTGTGGTGAGGTCGCTCACAGACCTCACCAGCGTGCAGGATCCAGGCGATACGAACTTCTTGCGAGGCGACATCGTGCCTGCATCAGCACTGGTCCGAGAGAATCGAGACCTGGTGAAGGCCGGCAAGAAGCACGCGGAGCACGAGCCGATCCTTCGAGGAATCAACCAGGTACCTCTCCTCATGCAGGAGGACTGGCTAGCTAGAATGCAGTTCGAGCACCTCTCTGCGACAGTTCTTGATGGTGCTGCACAGGGGTGGGAGAGCAATATTCACGGCACGCACCCTGTTCCTGCGATGGTCTACGGCAAGGAGTTCGGGCTCGGGACGAAGGAGAAACCTTATGCGTACTGATCCTTACGCTCTCTGGCTGACGGCCGCTATCAAAGAAGCAGCACAAGCGGAGGACTCCTTCTCTGGGAAGCTGCGTGACGCCGGCGAGGGGCTCATAGCTGGAGCGGACCCGACGGGGGCAGCGCTCTCTCGTCTCGCAGCGACTGCTGAGGCAGAAAGAGAGAGCGAGAAGTACCACAAGCTGGTTCGGAACCTGGGTGTCGCTGGAGGCACAGTCGGCGGCGCCATTCTTGTGCCCTCCCTCATGTCCGCCCTGTACGGCGGGATCATGGGAGTGCAGCAGGGCAAGGGCGTTCGCGGGAAGGCGGTGGGAGGAGCTGCCTCCGCCGTGAAGGGCGTGTGGGGCAGGCTCTCTGGCATTCCCAAGGGGCGCAGAGCCAAGGCGATCCTGGACCAGGCGCAGATCTCTGGGGCGCCTGTGCCTCTGGACGATCGAGGGCGGAAGGTTCTCCAGTGGTTTGCTGACCGCGCCCCTATCTCTTCCATGGCTGGCCACCCAGTGCCTGCCTTCAAGACCCTGGACGCGCTGACACCTGCTCAGGCAGAGATCCTTCGGGGCCCCGCCCAGAGTGCTGTGTCCTCCCTGATCACGCAGACAACGGTGGGTGGTGTGCTTGGAGGCCTCGGGTCGTACGGGAACTACCGACGCGGCAGGAAGGCAGGGACGGAGCTCCGCACTGCCTTCGACACGCCAGTGTCCCGCAGGAGGAAGCGATGAGCTGGGAAACGCTGGTCAGGGTTCTGGGCGCTGCACTCAAGGAGTACGACTACACCTTGGATGTCGTTCCCCACATGCAGAGCTACGCGGCCCAGGACGAGAAGAACAAGGTCATCTACCTGGCTCGAGCTCGCCGCGGGAAGCCTGTCTCCCTGCAAGACGCTGCGTGGTCCGGGTTCCACGACCTCGGGCATGTGGTGGATGGACGCTCTGACCAGGAGTACATCCAGGACTTCGGGCCTACCATCATCTTGGAGCGTGGCTGCGACAGGTTCGGTCTCCTGGAGGCCATCAAGTTCTTCGAGAGCCAGGGGCTCAAGCACGATCTCAAGCCGGATGCGTGGCGAAGTGCACGGTACAGCACACCGCTGCACGTCGCGGAGTGGCTGCAGAACTTCAACGGAGGCAAGGGCTTCGTCACTCTGGACCAGCGGCAGGTGCACCAGATCGCAGAGGCGCTGAAGATGCCGGACTCCCACGGGGACGAGTTCATGTCCTTCTGCAAGAAGGTGGTGAACAAGGCACACCTGGACGACATGTCTCCGGTGGAGCTCCGCAAGATCGTGGCCGCCATGGTCAAGTGGGTGTTCGTGCGTGACCGCAAGGCGGCCATGAAGGGGATGACCAAGAAGGCAGGCCTCATCTCCGTGAGGACTGGAGTTCATGAGCCGCGCTGATCGATCACTCGTAGATCCCGTCATTGAGAGCGGGATGATCATCAACGTGAACATGACCAAGTTCACCGTGGACATCGCTACGCAGTTCTCCTACCGGCGGTACCTGGACATCGCCTGGTCCTCTCCGTACCTGCACCAGTTCTCTGGGGAGGGCATCTCCGTGATGCCGGAGGTGGGCTGCCCCGTGTGGGTGTGCAAGTCGAGTGAGCCAGGCAGCAAGCCGTTCGTGCTCGGGTTCGGCGGGATGTGGAACAAGGAGGGGTCCTTCAGGGCAGCTCGCCCCAACATGAACCCCGGAGACATCTACATCGCCACTCGGGACAAGAACTGCGTGTTCCTGCACCGAGGAGGCATCGTTCAGATCCAGTCGACGCCACTGGCCCAGAGGATGTACCTCCCGGTAGGGAACATCATCCGCGACATCTGTGAGGCTTACTCGCTGCACTCCTTCGCAGGTGACTTCTTGTGGGAGGTGGACCGGGACGAGACTACGACCACAGGTGACAGGCCTACCCGGGTACGGCTGTTGGCCAAGGAGCTGGCAGACGACCCGAGCCCCACCGCGACGCTCATTTTCGGGCACCAGGGAGGTGGGCGGTCTGATCCAGTGGTGAGCCTCGAGGTGTCATCAGGACCAGGGCTATCTGCGAAGGCAGAGGCGACCCTGAAGGGATCGTCCTGGGCTCTGAACGGCAAGACCCTGATCTTCGAGAGGACAATCGAGGGAGACAAGAAGGCCAAGCAGACTCTCACGTTCAGCGGTGATGCCGACGACTTGACGGAGCTACAGGACCTCCTGGCGGCGCTCGTTGCCGGTGAGGGAATCGTTGTTGCCCTGGTCACTTCCGGAGGGACCACCTCGGTGCAGTTCACTACCGAGGAGAAGGGTGATGTAGAGCTCGTACTGGACAAGGCCGGTACGGCGAACCCGGTGCTCGGGTTCAGCACGAGCAGCAACACGTCGGGTAGCGGCGAGGACGCAGGAGTAGTCGGAGTCAACATGTACGTCACCAAGGAGGGTGAGGTGTCCTGGACCGCGCAGGCTGCTTGGTCGGTGACCACTGCGGACACCGCTACTCTCCATGCTGCCAAGGACATGGAGCTGAAGTCCGATACGGAAGCGCTCCTCCTGGGAACGAACAAGGTCACCGTTAAGAGCGACACCAAGGTCATCGTGAAGGCCCCGAAGTTCCAGGTAGGATCAGAGGGGATCGGGATTGATGTTGACCTGGGACCGGGTCCTAGGGTCAAGCTGGCGGCTGGAGAACATCCACTCGTCAAGGGCGATGTGTTGAAGGGCATCCTGGCCAGTCTGCTAGCGTCACTTTCGGTGTTTGTCCCCACCGATGTCGCATCACTGGCTTCAGTGAAGGGCTCCGCAGGAGCAGGCCTTCTGGCACTGAATACGATGAACTCGAAGAAAGCTACTACGGGCTAGGAAACAGCATGGAACTCTTCAAGAATCCGCCTCTCCTTCAGTTCGAGAAGACTGCTGTGCCGTTCGTGCGGATGACCGCTGCGGTGGATCGGTGGCCCGAGATCCTGATCTCGTCGTTGCAGCAGCAGGCGCCCTACATGGGTGACTACGAGATGTCGGCCCACATCAGGCACCTGGACAACGCCCAGGGGTTCGGCTTCGGGTTCCTGGCGGTGAAGCCCCCGACGGAGCGCCCGCTGAACACGCAGGCGGGCGAGCGTCCTGTCCCGTACCTGCGGGTTCCGTTCATCGTCAAGGACTGGCAGCTCCTGCCGTTCGACCTGTTCATGCAGCAGGACACCACCTGGCCGATGACTGAGAAGCGCGTTCGGGAGGCGCTGTTCTCCGCAGACACCTTCGACCGGCCTGCGAAGATGCCTGGCGACAGCAGCATCGCCAAGGACCTGATGCCGCCGTCGAGCTCATCGTCTGCTGCTTCCATGGGAGGCCCGCGTTCGGGCACGAAGCTGGCCGGAGCCGACTTCCAGATCACGGGCAACGGCGAGTTCGTGTCGAACAGCCTCCAGTCGGTGTACGACAAGGCGTACAACCGCGCTGATCGCGCAGGACATCAGAACCCGCACGCGGCTGCCGGCACGGTGCTGATGAAGCAGCCCAAGGTTCGTGAGCTGGCGAAGTCTGTAGGAGCTACGGGAATCCAGACCGGGCCTGCAGAGGGAATCTTCCGGCTCACCAAGAAGGCCGAGAGGCCCCTGCTCTGCGAGGCACTGCAGAACGAGTTCGTGTCCCGAGAGGACATGGCGAAGGCTGCGGAAGCCCTCGGTGACGAAGCTACCGCCTGGGCTGCGGAGCGACACAGCTCGGTGCTCCCCCTGCTGGAGATGGTTGCGGATCGCACGCAGGAGAAGACAGCTGCACCTCTCCTGGAGCAGCACGCCCCCTCCGTGGTGCAGATCTCCCGGCTCAACAACGGTCGGTACATGGTCAAGGCTGCCTCTGCGGACGCCTTCAGGGTGATCGAGCAAGAAGTCGATGGTGCCGGAGCTCGAGCTGCTTCGGGCGGCGTGGACATCGCCAACCTCGCCCCCGGCCAGTCGTACACGGCGGTCCCCGAGTACGTGGTCAGCTCGGATCCCCCGGAGATGTACGAGTACGAGCAGGTGAAGGAGGCAGGGATCTACCAGCTGCCTTCCGGCCCTCGAGAGAAGCTGAGCGGTGCCGTGCTCCCGCTGGTCTCCTTCACTGGAGAGAAGCGTGCGGGTGAGTGGCTGGTGGTCAGCCAGGATGGCTACACGGTCAAGACAGGGTCGATCGCTGGCGTCGCGCTGGGAGGCATCGCCGGTGACGTCAAGTCGGACGTGGTTCAGGGGCACGGGTTCCTCATGGACCCGAAGACCGCGAGTGCCAGCTACCCCTTCCATGTGACCGCGCTGGTGGAGAACCAGGGCGTCACAGAGATCCTCGTCAAGCTGGGTGGGCGCTCTGCCACACTCGAGGTCGTACCAGGGCTCCACGGGATGGTGAAGACGGCAGAGAGCCGCTACGCGGTCCCCTCGCACTTCGTGTTCCGCTCGGTGCCTGACAGCCCGGTGCGGGTGGAAGGCGATGCCGTCAAGGCGAACGGGTGGTCGGAGAAGACTGCTGCTGCCACCTACGATGCCGTGGACATCATCGGTGACCGGACCGGCGTGTACACCCTGTCCAGCCCCCTGCTCCGGGACATCAACGGGTCCGAGTACAAGCGAGTGAAGGAAGCGCAGGCGCTCTTCGTCCTGGGTGCTCTGGGTGTCGAGCCCATGTACGCCGTGGAGAAGCTGTCGCACTGCCGAGTTCACGGGCCGGTGACCATCCGTGGCTGCCGACCGCTGACCGAGTCCACCAAGATCGCATCGGCCATCGAGTACAGCCTGGAGAAGATCGCCGAGGCGTACCCCCAGGTGTTCCAGCGTCCCTGCCTGATCAAGGAAGCTCTCGAGGTCGACGACGTCGCCACAGTGGACAAGATCCTCGGCCTCAACTTCCTGCGTCCCGAGAACGTGCAGATGTACGTCGACTACCTGCCTGACCTCGAGAAGGCGGTGAGCCAGCTCGCCGACCTGCTCATGGCGGTTCGGGTGGGGATGCGTCCTCTGTCGGAGGGCGCCATCCACAAGGCGCTGTTCTCCCTCGAGGACACGGTGCAGGGACTCAAGACCCTCGCCCAGACAGGTCCCCCGGACACGATGAAGACCGCCAGTTGGGTCTTCGGAAAGCCCAGCGAGTGGGGAACGCTTTCCGAAAGGCACGACAGGCCGGCACGGTGACTCCTGAGATGAAGCAGTCTGTCGGCAGAATGTTGACGCGAGTGAAGCACAGGTCAGCCCATGGCGGGACTCCGATCGCTCACCCTGGACAGGGACAGTCTAGAATGGACATGCTTCGTGCTGCTCGCCCTTCAGGTAGCCCCCGGTAGCAGACAACAAGGAGCCCAGATGTCAGATCTCCCAGCCCTGTACTCGCACGGATTGCGAGTGCAACGGCACCCTTCCCGGATGTTCATCCGCTACCTCCTCACCCTCGGTGATGGAGAGAAGTTCGGGCCTTCCTTCGTCAACAGGGGGCTGACCGACCTCGGCCTGTTCCCTGCAGACGAAGAGAGCATCATCGAAGAGGCCGAAGAGCTTCGGGACATGGCCAACCGACCGGTTCCGTTCCTTCCGTCAGCGGTCAAGCGGGACAGCAAGACCAAGCTCTACCTCAAGAGCGCCGGCGTTCTGTCCATGCACCTGAGCCACAAGGGCGTGCGAGACGCCACAGCCATCCTGGGGTCCGCTCTGCTACGGGATGACGTGGAGACTGGTCTTCTGGGACATGTGCCGCACCAGGAGCTGGTGAAGGTGCTCAACGAGAGGTACGACACCGAGAACCTGGTGTCTGAGGACGCCCTGGAGGAGTACTCGCGGTACTACTTCAACCCGAACGCCATGACGCTCCCCGAGTGGGCCTACTGGCTACGGGAGATGGAAGACACCCGTCGGCTGCCCATTCTCCAGGGTGGGCCGATGGTGGCGCTTCACCGTCTCGGACAGTCGGCGAGGCTCGAGGGCAGCAAGATGCTTCGACGCATCGAGCAGTCCATCTTCTTCCGCTTCCTCGAGGTGGATCAGATGCCCACCAACCCCGTGTCCGTCAAGATGCTGACGGGGCTCTCCTCCGAGTTCCGTAGCGTCTGGGGCACCCTCAAGGACGCAGGTGAGGACCTGGACGACGTCATGGACCGCTTCGGCAAGTTCGCCATGCGGAACACTGATGAGGACCAGGTCGTCAGCATCGACGACATCGCTCCTCCGGGCAGCCACTCCGGGGAGGTGGGATGAGACGTGGACCAGAGATTGATCAGCTCAGCAACGAGGTGTACTCCGCCTTTCGGGAGCACGGTGCCGTGGGAGTAGAGTCGATCGCGCCTCCGCCTGTGTGGAATGACCCAGTGAACATGGATGGGCTCATCGTCGAGGTAGGGCGCCGAGAGGACGATGTCCTGTTCCACCTCTGGTTCGAGGACTTCCCGGAGGACTTCTCTGACCTGCTCGAGCAGGTGATCGAGAAGGCAGGCCTTCTGCCACACCGCTTCGAGGCATCCGAGACGGACGAGCTACGCGGTCTGTGGAGCGGAGAGAAGCTCTTGGTGGGGCCCAAGAAGCAGGTGCTCACCATGGCTCGCCCCGCTACCTTCCGGCTGCTCCAGACGTGGGCCGTCAAGGCGAAGGACTACGCCTCCAGCGACCACGCGAACGAGATCCTCTGCGGTCCCTTCATTGCGGGGGTACGCAAACTCCTGGAGTAGCCATGCGCCCCGCAATTTTCAACGCGTACCAGGCGGAGTTCGAGAAGCTCTCTGCCTCAGCAGAGAGGCTCTTCCATGCGGCTAAGAGCATAGGGATCGACCCCACCAAGGGCGGTGATTGGCGGTGGGTCGGGAAGATGGTCTTGAAGGGGAAGGTCAAGTCCCTCGAGGACTTGGGGGGAGGCAGCAAGGAGTTCATCCGGGTCGCTCGGAGCCGTCCGACGCTAGAGACTGGAGAGGGTCTCGGGATACGGGGCACCACGCGGATACACCGGGGGAAAAAGAGATCCACGCCAGTGCACGTTGGGAGGGACACGCCCTTCCTCACCTTCTACAAGCGGCTGTTCCAGCAGCTTCACAAGGACTCGAAGGCGGGGATGGGCCCTGGTAGGGGCGTGAGGATGGAGAAGGTCCTCGACCCTTGGGAACACCTAGTGCGGACCACACACTCACACCCAGCAGGAGATGTCGGTTGGAGTGTGCGCGAGGCGTGGAACTACGGTAAGGGCCTACCACTGAAGGAGCGTCTGAAGGCGACCCGCAGGTGGTCTAGTACAAAGACCCCCAGGCTGCATCTTCGCGGCAAGAACAACCCCGTTTCCGATATGGAGGAGATGTCCGTCAGGGCAGCCAAGGAACTCAACCTTCCCGGACTGAGCAACAAGGACATCTCTGAGATCCGAAGGGCCAAGGAGTTTTTCGATGTCCACGCAGTGGCTCGCCACGGGTCACCCAGCAAGGTTGACGTCCGGGCGTCTCTGAACGAGGTGGGGAGCGATCGGAGTGGAGGATGGGACGGTGTGGTGGACATGACTACCCGTAGAAGCATGCACTACAGAGCACGTCCTGGGGACAAGGCACGGATCCGCAGGTGGGTAGTCAGCCAGCCACGAGAAGAGCTTCTACTGCCTTAGCAGTGTCGCGTGTTGGGGGTATCCCTGGGGCAGGCCTTCCCAGGTGGGAGCTAAGAAGAAGGGCCGAGGCCCCTCCTCTCATCGCCGGTCTCCCGACAGCTCTTGGTATCGCAACAGTGCTTGCCCTGTCGGCACTTGCCACAGCTCGAGCGGTGGCTGTTGATGGCCTCCTGGATGTTGACAGGTTCCTGCTGGTGCTGGGCGTTGAAGGTCTCCTTCGGGGGAGGCTCCCAGGCCACCAGGTCTTCCCAGTCCTGCTTGGGCAGCCACATGACATCGGGCTGGCGGCCCTGACTCTCGTACATCTCCTTCATCGCCTCAGCGGTCTTGTCCTCAGCCTTCTCCCACTCCTTGAACAGCTGCCCCTCATCAAGGGTTCTCGGAGTGGACTCGATCGGTACATCGCCCACGTCCTCCGGACAGGGAACGTGGCGGTTGTCGTAGGTCTTCTCATCGAATTCGTGCTTGCAGTAGGGGCAGGTGATGCTCACAGAGCCTCCAGGATGTCGAAGAATCTCTGGTCCTCAATGCGCTGTATGTCTGCGATGCACTGGTCCTCGATGATCTTGATGATGTCGAAGCGGTAGTGTCTCAGGTCCTCGTAGACGACCTGGCGCTGCGGCTTCGGGCTGGTTGCGATGGCGGTGGCGAGGCTGACAGGTGCTGTCGCCGCGGCGAGGAAGGCCGCTGCCGCCTTGAGGAATTCTCGTCTACTCGTAGTCATTTCAGCTCCAGTTTCTTGATGGCGTCCACGGGTAGCCGGGCGAAGCTGTGAGGGTCCCAGTCCAGTCCGTGCCTCTTGATGAACTCGTCCAGCACCCGGACGAAGTCTTCGCGGAGCGGAGAGTAGGGCAGGCCTGCTTTGAGCCGGTGCTTGGCCTCGTCGACGAGGGCAACCACCTGCTGGTCAGTCTTGAGGGTGAGTTCTGTCATCTGGTCCTCGGGTCGAGCCCGGCGTCACGCTTCTCCCGGCACCAAGCGCACTCGTCGTCTCGGTACTCCACCCTGTTCATGCACCAGCTGTTGGAGCACTTCGGGTTCGGCTTCTTGGTCTTCTCGCCTTTGTTCTCATCGTTCCGCCTCTCGAACAGGCCGGCAGGCCCGTCGGTGGATGGGGCAAGGCCCGTAGACCCTCAGGGCCTCCAGGTGCTTCTTGGTTCCGTAGCCGGCGTGGGAGTCGAACCCGTACCGTGGCCACCTCTCGTGGTAGCCCTCCATGAGCCGCTTCTGCTCGACCTTGGCGACGATGGACGCAGCTCCGACGATCCAGATGCGTGCGTCCCCTTTCACCACGAACTCGACGTCACCCAGCCGACGGATGTACTTGTCCCCGTCGACGTAGGTGTGGTCGGGCGTGTACTCGAGCTGCTGCAGAGCTCGGTGGAGCACCCGCTTGTGGGCTTCCCCGAGACCTACCTTGTCGATCTCATCGGACTCCACGACCCCAAGGCCGTAGTCGGTGCACCTGTCGAGGATGTCCTCGAACAGCTGGTCCATCTTGTGGTGGGAGAGCTGCTTGCTGTCGGTGACCCCCTGGAGGGGTAGGTGCTCTGCTGGGAACACGATGGCGCAAGCAACGATGGGGCCTGCCAACGGGCCCAGGGCTACCTCATCGACTCCTGCCACCTTGTAGCGGGCGGGCAGGGAGGAGAGCAGCGTGTAGTCGTGACGTAGGCCGTCAGGCTTCTTCAGCCTCCGGCGGGGAATTGCCATGCGCGATCTCCATGTTGGTGACGATGCTCTCTGCGAGCTCGCGTTCGTAGATCGAGTCCACCTCTGCCTGGGTGGCAACTGGGATGGTGCCCCAGTCGACGTAGATGGGAGCTCCCGCCAGGTCCCTGCGGAAGTCGAAGTCTCGTGGGGGCAGAGCAATGAGCTTCGCGTCGATGAGCTCCGCCAGGTTCTTTGCTCGTTGTGCTTTGCCGCACTGAAGCCCGCACTCGGTCATCCTTGTGCCTTCAGTCGTTCGTTCGCTGCGCGCCATCTCTTCTCCCCTGCCGGCAGCTCCTCCCACGGGGAGAAGTCCGACGGTCTGTCCAAGTACTTGATGTACAGATCCATCTCCACATGACCCGCGTACCTGCGGATGTTCTTGGTGGAGCAATCGTTCTGGTGTGCCCAACTGCGGATGAACCTCTGCAGCGGTACCCAGGACTCATCCTCTACCCTCCTCCGACACCGGAGGACGAAGGTCTTGCGGAGAGGATCCCCCTCGTGATCAACGACGTCCGCGGTATACCAGCGGTCGTCTGTCCGGAGTAGGGCCTGCAGCATGCTTGCCAGCCACTTCAGACGTGGCGAAGGGTAAGGTATATCTTCCATTGCTGGACCTTATCCCACCGACATCGGCGGTTTTCGGAGAGATGATTCGAGCCCAGAGAAACAGGTTCACGGACTTCGAGCCCCCCAAGGGGGCTCTCTTCTCCAATACCCTCAAAGTTGCAGGGGATGAGGTCTACTTCGCGCGGCCCACGGACTTCGCGGAGTTCGGGATCACCGTGCGTGTCACTGAGGAAGGGAAGCCTCCGCGAATGGAGAACTTCTCCTTCGCAGAGCGGAGGTACCTCAAGCCCATCTACAACACGCAGTCCCGTCGGGTACTGCTGAAGTGCGGCCGCCAGGTCGAGAAGAGCACGTCGCTGGGCAACATCTGCCTGGCGTACGCCTGCATCCTCCCTGGCTTCAACATCCTCTTCGTGTCTCCCTCGCAGGATCAGACACGCACCTTCAGTCGTGACCGGCTGAAGGACCCCATGGAGACCAGCGACATCCTGAAGGTCTGGACAGATCAGAAGATCGCTGACTCCGTGATGCTCAAGCAGTTCCTGAACCGGAGCAAGATCACTCTCCGGTACGCGTTCCATAACGCTGACCGTACTCGTGGCATCCCCGCGGACATGATCCTTCTGGACGAGATCCAGGACATCTACATCGACCACATCCCGGTCATCCTCGAGTGTGCTTCGCACTCCCCCTACAAGCTGCTCCGCTTCTCAGGCACCCCGAAGTCGCTCGACAACACCATCGAGTACTACTGGGCGAACATGTCCACAGCCAACGAGTGGGTGGTGCCGTGCGAGCGGCACTCCCCCTGGTTCTGGAACGTGCTTGGAGAGAAGAACATCGAGCCGCACGGCCTCTCGTGCTCGAAGTGCCACAAGCTCATCAACCCGATGCACGAGAAGGCTCGATGGGCGTCGATGCAAAAGCCGAAGACGGCTGAGCCCTTCGAGGGCTTCCGCATCCCTCAGCTGATGGTGCCTTGGGTCAGCTGGCCCGAGATTCTCGACAAGTACGAGCACTACCCGCGGCCCCGGTTCAACAACGAGGTCCTGGGTCTCTCTTTCGACACAGGTACGCGGCCCCTGACCAGGCAGGAGGTCATCGACTGCTGCAACCCCAAGATCCAGATGTCGAACCCCGATGTCATGAAGGACCTGATGAAGGGCCTGGCCAACATCCCCGTCTACGCGGGGGTCGACTGGGGTGCTGGTGGAGAGAACAGTTTCACAGTCCTGACGCTGGGTGCGTACATCGACGGCAAGTTCACGATCTTCTTCGTACACCGCTTTGTGGGGCAGGACGCGGAACCGGACAGACAGATCGCCATCATCAAGAAGATCTGTCGTGCTTGGCGTGTACGCCGTATCGGGGTCGACTTCGGTGGTGGCTGGTGGCCCAACGACGACCTGCTCCGTACCTTCGGACACCAGCGACTGTTCCGCTACCAGTACGCAGCTCCTCGCAAGAAGGTGACCTGGGACGATGGCCTACGCCGCTGGCTAGTGAACCGTACAGAGGTCATGGCAGACGTGTTCGCCGCCATCAAGCGTGGAGGCGTTCTGCAGTTCCCATGCTGGGAAGACTTCGAGGATCCCTTCTCCAGGGACATGCTGAACATCTTCAGTGAGTATAACGAGCGCAGGAACGCCAACCAGTTCATGAAGGCGCCGGGCACCACCGACGACACCTTCCACTCGATCATCTACTGCTTGCTGGCAAGCATGCCCGAGTACCCCAGGCCGGACATCATCACTCCGAGCCAGGAGAGGCAGGCGGCCTAGAGCAGAGCGAAGAGTTCCTCTTTCAGGTCCGGGGGCTCCCCGAAGAGCTCCTCGTGCGTCCGGCCCAGCTCATCTCCGCACAACACGGTGGCACGCAGGTGCCGTCGCGCCGTGGCCATCATCGAGGCCAGTCGCTGGACTTGTAGGCTCGTAGCCCATTCGTCGCTGTTCCGAAGAGCGTCGAGGATGTTCGTGGCCAGCGCATTGAAGCTCTTCCAGCTTCCGACAGGCAGCCGTTTGAGATCGGAGTCCTCGAGGGACATGAGCACTGCGTGCCAGGACTCCACCAATGGCAGGGACCAGGCTGTCTCTGTGCGGGCACGAAGTTCGAGTTGTTCCAGCTCTCCAGAGGTGAGATCAACATGTCGGCGAGCCTCCAGGAGGCGGAGCAGCAAGGAGACATCCAGCTCGAGCTTCTTGACCCTGCTGCGGAGAGCGGCCATCTCTGGGTCGGTACGGCCTTCCTCTCCCAGCTCCCGCTTGAGCCGGTACACTTCCTCAGAGGTGAAGAAGACACGGCGTCCCTGCTTCACTCTGGACAGGAATCCGCGGTTGGCGTACCACTCAACAGTGCGGCATGCTTTCCCCAGAATCGCCGCGGTATCCTGCTTCGAGATCAGGCCTGTCTGCATAGACGCCTACTATAAGCAGAGCTTGTCGCTCGGTGGAGGTTCAGCATGAGCGGATTCGGAGCATTCGACGCCCTTCTCGCCGGCGGCAGTAGCCGATCAGGCGTTCCAGCGGAACGTCTCGAGATGATCGGCAAGAAGGCAGCAGCTCGCCTCATGGATGCAGGCATCCCGCTCGGGGTGACCATCGCCAAGGAAGCAGCGGCGGTCGAGGGGCTGAACCAGGAGCACGTCCGGCGGATGTGCGAGTTCGCCAACCAGGACACCTTCAACGCCATGTTCAAGGCGGCCGCTGCGGAGGACTCTCGAGTCCCGAACTTCGAGGTGGCCGACTTCAACTCCGTCATGCAGGAGCTCGGGGACGGTTCGCCCTCCACGCAGGTCACTCCTGTCGATGTGGCATACGCCACAGCTCCTGCCAGGTACACGAAGTCCGCCGGGGCTCGGTACATGGAGAAGGCAGCGGCTGCCGCTGAAGAGTCCCGGCCCAAGACGTCCACGCCTCATGCGTTCCCGCTGGCCGAGCCGATGGCCCTGCGGTCAACGATGAAGACAGCTCAGCAGGAGCTGGACAGCGAAGTCGCCTACCTGAACGGCCGCATCCGTGATTGCGGCATCCAGCTGGTCACCAAGATGGCCCAGGCGTTTCGTGAGGGACACACCGCTGAGGAGATGGCTCTCGTGTGCGGGAGCATCGATCCTCGCCCCGACGCCATGCAGCAGGCGGGTGAGTTCATCGGGGAGGCCGCGAAGACCGCCCGTGTGACCATCACCGGGACGGACGCTTCTGCGTTCACCAAGCTCGCCCGGCAGGAGGTCAACGATCAGTCTCCTGTGGCCCAGCTCTTCGGCTCCTATCGCGGGATGGTGGAGAAGCGGGCTGCTCGAAAGCTGGCGTCGTACGAGCTCCAGAAGAAGCAGGATGAGATCACTTCCTTCGTGCGGGGAGCGGTGAGTGCATCCTGAGACCCTCCGGCTAGCGCTCCACTTCGCATCTGAAGAGATGATCAAGGAGGCGTTCGCAGTCATCAAGCCCCTGGCAGGCGCTGCTTGGGGCGGGATCAAGGCCGTGGGCCGAGGTACTGGTGTGTCTCCCTTGGTCAAGGGCATCCAGACAGGGGACAAGGCCATGCGAGGTACCGGGTACCGGCGTCTGGCTGGCACAGCGATTGGTACTGGAGTGGTGGCTTCTGGAGTCAGCGCAGCCAGGAACGTGAGGAAGACGTCGCGGCTACAGCAGCAAAGGTACGGAAGCGTCGACCCCCGCTTCCGAAGACCGAACCCGGCACAAGGCCACTCTCAGTCAGGACTCTACTGATGCGTGCATCTGAACTTCGACACAAGGTGGCCTACATCCAGGCGCTTACCCCGCCTGCGTGGGCCAAGAATCACCCGCTGCTCGCAATCGGAGCGCTAGCGGGAAGTCTGGGTCTCGCAGGCTCTGCTGCCCACGGGGCCTGGGAGGGTGCGGAGTACGGTCTTCGCAAGGGGTTCGGTGCAGCGGGCAAGAAGATCAGCCAGAACCGCGGCTACAAGAAGCTCTTGAAGGAGAACGACGACCTCAAGGACTCCGAGGAGACGCGCCGAGCGTTCAACACCATGCACCGCTTCGCCCCGGACGTGGCCAAGGACCCGATGGTGGCCGGCACCTTCGTCAAGCGGGTCACTCGCTTCGGCGAAGAGGTGGACCCCAACTGGGTGAAGACCCTGGTGGACGTCCAGAGCCGGCACAAGCCTGGCTACCAGGCCTCTGGCATGGGTGGGGTGTTCGCACAGAACGTCTCTCGCGGCCTCCAGATGGGGATAGAGGGAGGTGCTCGTGCCGCTGAGCAGGACAGGTCGTACCAGCAGCGAGAGCGAACTCACGCGCAGAAGGAGCGGGAGATCGACGGCAAGGCCCAGGGTGCTCAAGCGCAGCTAGCGCTCAACTGGCTCAGGGAGAACCCGATCGAGAGAAAGGCGGGCAAGAAGGTCCCAACCCGTCCGCAGCAGGGCGCATCCCGGATCGTTTCCAAGGAGCTCGGGCGGGACGTCCTCAAGAAGACGGCTCAGAGCCAGCTTGACTACATGCGTACTCTCCGACTCCAGGCTTCTCGGCGGTAGTCATGATGGAGAAGCTGCTCCACTTTGACGGCTTGAACAGCCGGACGGGCTCGGTCTTCACACAGATCGTTCGTCCTGGCCGTGCAGGCATGTCGAAGATGGCGCAGGTGGGGCAGCTTCACCCTGATGTCCAGCGGTACATCAGGGACATGGACGCCAAGCCAGGACACACCTACGTCCTGAACAACGCCTTGGGTTCCTGGGAGGTGTACGGTTCCAACATCAACGGGGACACCTTCCCAGAGGACGGGCTACTCAATGGCCACTCCGCGCTTCAGACATACGGCCTGGACGATGTGCCCGGACGCACGGCGTTCGCCAAGAAGCTGAACTACGGGTACGCGACCTTCTATACGGCCCACATCTTCCAGCACCACGCCAACAAGGACCCCTCCAAGACGCTGGGGGTCATCTGCCTGGTGGTGTGGAACCCAGTGATGCACCGCGTCGAGGTCATCTTCGACCTGGACCACGAGCTCTGTCGAGCACAGGGAGCCTGGGGTCTCATCGAGAGGATCAACTCCGGCGACTTCCCCATGACGTCGATGGGCTGCAAGGTGCCAGACGACCGTTGCAGCATCTGTGGCAATCGGGCGAAGACTCGGCACCAGTACTGCAAGCATGTCAACAACAAGGACCGCCAGTTCGGCATGAACAAGATTCTCCCCGACGGGAGGAAGTGCTGCGTCCACAACGACAAGCCACGGTTCTTCGACGACAGCTTCGTCACCATCGGCGCAGACAAGACCGCGTTCGTGATGGCGAAGATCGCCTCCGGCTCCCAGAAGTACTGGCTGTTCACCAAAGAGGGCCTGGCGCTTCCGTCAGCACTGCGGGGAGAGCTCTACTACGGAGAGGATGAGCTGACCAAGACGGCTGGAGTGGTCAAGCAGGCCGCACCCATCCAGAAGCTCATTTCCAAGCTGCCCTTCATGGGCAGTCACCTGTCGGAGGCAGAAGCTCTCCAGGAGATCGACAACGCCAAGAAGATCGAAGATGAGATGTTCGAGCTCCGTGTGAAGAAGGCGGGACTGAAGATCGGAGAGATGCTGAAGCAGCTACCTCCAGGTCCGTCTCACCTGCTCACTCGACTCGAGCAGAATGAGAAGCCCCTCCCCGACAGTGTGCTGGACGGACTGGCACAAGCACCTTCTCTGTCGATGGCTCTCTCTGCGCCCACCAGAGCAGGCATCGTGCTTCGTCCCGAGGAGTACCAGCGTGTCTGCCTGACTCACGGAGGAATGGGATCCTTGGCACGCGAGTTGAGTGCCAGGCGCGTCTCGTTCAATCCGTACATGGGCAGACCCACAGGAATGCATCCCGTGGCTGGCGGTCACCCGCTCAGCTCCATCATGTCGCTGATTCGTCCCCTGCTGGGTATGGCACGCCATAGGTCGTGCTGTGAGCCCGTGATCAGGCGACGCCTCACCATGCTGATCATCGAACATCCGCCCGAGCCGGTTCGCCACGACACCTCTCCTGGTGTTATGCAGAAGCTGGCAGATGGGTATGCCGACTACCGAGAGTCTGTGATGACCTCCATTCCGGAGATTGTCGAAGGGCTCAGCCACCCAGAGATCAAAGAAGCGGTTCTTCGGAACGAGACAATGGATCTTCGTGCAGGGTTGAAGACTGCGTCTGCAGCAGTGGCTGTTCCGCTTGCGGGGCTCGCTGTTCTTGGTTCTCTCGTCTACTTGAATGCGGCTCATTGGAAGTCGCAGAAGGAGATGGGACAAGATTTGGGCTTGATCAAAAGCCTAGTTGCAGACCATCCTTCTCTCGTCACAGCCCTTGCGGCTGGAGTGGGTACAGCTGCTACGCTGAAACCCGCTGCGGTCGAAGCGGCTGTACGCGCCCTGGCATAGAGACCCTACAGTCTCGCAGACGCCGGACCGTCCTCTACAAACGGGAACCACCCAGGAGCAAAGAACTTCATGTCCGGTATCAACAACTTCCTCGCCGATCTGTACGGCAACCCGAACGGCTTCGAGAAGCAGGCTTCGGGTCTCACGCAGTCCGACCTCGAGGTCTGGGACGCGTTCACCAAGCTCGCTGCTTCCGATGGCATCGACGTCGACCAGCTCGACGACAGCCAGATCGACGCCCTCTACGACCACTACTCCGGCGCCGAGGCCGACGGCGACGTCGAGTTCCCCCCGAACTGGGACCAGGACGACGTGAATCACTTCGTCGAGCTCGACGAGGACGGCCGCGAGCAGTTCGCCCAGTACAAGGAGGCGGAGTTCCTCGGTGAGGTCATCGCCCACTCGCAGTTCTCCACCCTCCGCAAGCTCGCCGAGGCCGAGATGGAGAAGGAGGCCGTGAGCCTCAACCCCATGCCGCTGNTGCGTAGAGGTCGTGACCTCGTCGTGGGTGGCGCCAAGGGTGTCGACTCTGGCGCGCAGCGCCTGGGTCAGTACATCGGTGGCAAGAGCCACAGCGCCGGAACCAGCCTGGCGAAGCGCCGTGTCGGTCGCCTCGAGTCCCGGATCGAGAAGGCGACCAAGTCCGAGAAGGACAAGTCGAAGCTGATCGAGAAGCTGACTGGCAAGCTGGACGCTGGACGCGCCCGTATGGGCAAGGGCCTCGAGCCCATGAGTGCCGGCAGGGCGCGGGCTCTCGGCTACGCGGCGGGCACGGCGGGCATCGGTGGCGTGGGTGGCGCGGGCTACGGCGCCTACAGCATGGGCAAGGCCAAGGGCCGGCGCGAGAAGAACGCCTACGCCATCGAGGCCGAGGCCGAGGCGCGAGCGATCGAGTTCCTCAAGATGGCCGGCATCGACGTCGACGACGGCGAAGACGACTACATCAACGAGCGGGCCGCCGAGATGCTGATCGACAGCGGCTACGGCGAGCTTCTCGAGTACTAGAGCGAACCGGGTTGCCCCCGTCGGCTGTCGCCGACGGGGGCAACACCTCAAAAGGTGTGACCGCCGCAAGGCGACTATGAAGTACCCGCGAACCGGAACCTGGAACTCGATGATGGGCTCGTACCGCTCGGAGCTGTACAAGCTGGCCACGCTCGCGGTCCCGAAGATGGACCTGCAGTTGGGCAACAAGGGACTGTCGTCGAAGGTTCCGGGTACTGGTACGCTGAAACCCGGCAGGTTCTCTCGCTCTGGCGACAAGGTTCAGCCCCCCTCCCTCGGGAGTGCCGGTTTGACTGCTGCGAGCGAAGCGAAACCACCTCCAAAGGTGTGAGGAAATCATGAGTGGACGTAACGGATTCGACCTTCAGTCCATGGTCAGCGGTGTCATCAAGACCGCGCAAGCCAAGCTGGCCGAAGAGGACAAGAAGTGCGGCGATTGCGGCGCGTCCCTCGAGGATGGGGAGTGCCCGAAGTGCGAGGAGAGCTCTGCCCAGCGAGACACTCCGGCTCCGGCCGTAGAGGAAGCGGCCAAGACCGCCGCAGCTCTCGACTACCTGGCAGCGGCTGTCTCTCAGGGGCACCTCGTCGCTGACGAAGGCCTGAGCATCGAGAAGATCGCCCAGGCGTACCAGATCGTCTACGAGGTCGAGTCCGACCCGCAGCTGGCCTTCCGGGTCAAGCGTGCGCTGGCGGAGGGCATCGGCCCCAACGACGGCGGCGAAGTCGTCCCCAACGACCTGAACAGTCCTCCTGGTGGCGGCGGTTCGCAGCAGCGAGCCGTTGCGAAGGCTCCCGCGAAGCTCCTGATCCCGCAGGTGGCACGTACCGCTGCGGGCATCGGCCCCAACTCCGGAGGCGAGGCCATCGCTACGGACGTCAACGATGTCCCCGGCGGTGGCGGTGCCTACCCGGCGGAGGGCGTCATCCGCAAGGCCGCCGAGTACGGTGGCGGCGGGGTTCGGACCACTCGCAAGCCCATCTACGAGCTCTCCAACCAGGAGCTGAAGCGTCGGCACGGCCATGAGAAGGGCGAGGCGATGTTCCGTGCGGGCAAGGCGGGGCTCAAGGGTGGCCTCCTCGGAAGTGCCCTGGGGACGTCGACCGGAGTTGCCATGGGTAGCGGTCGAGCGGCTGCTGGTCTCGGCGCTCTTGGCGCTGTCGGAGGCACCGCGCTTTCGGGCGCCGCTTCCCTGGCCAACACAGGCATGAAGCGGTGGGACAACTCCCGCGAGATGAAGCGCCGCGGCATGATCAACAAGAAGGCGGAGTACGGCGGCGGTTCCGTCCGTACCACCCGCAAGCCTCTCTACGAGCTGAGTGACGCAGAGCTCAAGCGTCGTCACGCTCACGAGAAGGGCGAGCTCGGCTTCCGCTCAGCTCGTGCTGCAGCCCTGACCGGAGGCCCGATCGGTGCGCTTGCCGGTGCTACGGGTGCCGCTATGGGTTCACAGATCGGCAAGGCGATCCTTCAGGAGATGGGTGGTGTAGCTCCTCGCTTCGGGAAGCTCAAGGGCGGACTCGCAGGTGCTGCCTTGGGTGTGGGCGCCGCAGGTCTCGCAGGCGGGATGTCCGCTGCGAGCACTGGCATGAAGCGCTGGGACAACTCGCGTGAGATGAAGCGTCGTGGCCTGAAGAAGACCGCCACGAGCCGCATCGTCGGCATGGCGCACGTCATGCGGAAGCTGTCCGAAGAGCAGCCGGCTCTGGGTGGAGGAACGGTTGGTGCCGCCTCTGCGGGAGAGAACATCCCTCAGGAGGGTCAGCCCTCGTTCCTGGCTTCCAACCAGGCAGCCATCGCGTACTCCAAGGCCGATGCCAAGAAGATGCCGGTGGTCGTGAGCGACCTGGGCAAGGTGCTGTCGCACCCGGCCATGAGCTCGGCGCACGATGACGTGCTGAGCAAGAACCTCTCGCACACGGAAGTGGCCAAGCTGGCAGCCATCGACGTGGGTCGCCCGTTCCGCGCCATCCACAGCGGAGCCCAGAGCCTGGGTCGGAACATCCACGAGCTGGGTACGTCCGGTGGCCGTGCGTCTCGTCGCTTGCGTCGGGATGGCGGTGCGACCGACCACTACTCGAAGCGTGTCCGCCCTCTCCGAGAGAAGGCTGAGGCGCCCGGTGCTTCCGCCAGAGCAATCAAGAAGCACACGAAGGCCAACGAGCGGTACGACAAGACGCTCGAGTCCGCGAAGGGCTACACGGCTCCGAGTGACCGGACGCAGGCTGCGCTCGGCTACGGAGCTGGAGCGGTCGGTGTCGGTGGTGTCGGCGGAGCGACGGCTCTGGGCGTCTCGTCCCACAAGCGCAAGCGCGAGAAGCAGGCAGAAGTCGCGGCCATCGCACGACGTGAGCTGATGGGTCGTGTCCTCGAAGGCGACCTCGACCCGGGCCACCTGAACAAGCTGGCCAGTGTCGAGAACCGGCAGCGACGCGAGATCGACTTCAAGCAGTCGCTGCAGGAAGCTGCCCGGTCGAAGGGCGAGTCCATGAACGGTCTCGGCATGCCGATCGAGATGCCGGGTTCCGGCGGTCCCTCTCCTTCCACGTCCGGCTACTAGGAGCAACGACATGACCATGCGGAAGATCAGCGCTGCAACCGCCTCTGCGGTCCTGGAGAAAGCGGCCTCAGATCTGAGGTCACTGGCTCTGCGGAACGAAGAGCTGGAAGCTCGCAACTACTACCTGGAGAAGCATGCGCGGTGTCGTGAGATCACCGAACGGCTTCACCACCGTGGAATCGATACGGAACTCGAGCCCGGCGAGAAGGTCGCCGAGCTCATGGAAATGCCTCTCGACGAGCTCTTCGCCGTCGAGAAGGCAGTTGACATGGTTACACCAGGTGGGGTGAAGTTGGCGTCAGTCAGCCACACCCCTGGTGCGGATCGAGCTCGTCCTGGACAGCGACTCGAAACATTCCTGATGACAGGTTCGGCGGGATAGCCGGCAACAAGGAGAGAACAGATGCTCGATCTCGTCAGCCCCTGGTCGACCAGCTACACGGTGTCCATGCCTTGGGCAGCCAGCCTGGACACCCTCGACCCCACCCCCCACAACCCGCTCAACCCGGACGATGCTCGGTTCTTCGATGCGGGCGAGTGGCTTCAGGATGATGGCAACGGCAACCTTCGACGCGGCAACGGCGTCGAGGTAGGCCACGCGTACCAGGTCTTCGGCGAGCGGGGTCGCACCGACCTCCCGGCGATGGCGGGTGCGGGCCGCGGAGTGGCCGGCAAGGTCACCGTCATCCGCATCCACCAGTACGAGGGCATCACCGACGTCTGCGACTGGTCGGTCGTGAGCGTCCTCCCGATCGGCTCCGGGTTGGAGATCTCCAACGACGTGGTCGCCCCTCACCTCGGCCGTCGAGGACTCGACGCGGTCACCACCGGCTTCGTTCAGGCTCGGCTCGTGAGCGTCGACATCGTCAACAGCCGAATTCGATTCATGGTCCGGTCCTAGCCGGCGCTGAAAAGGAGCAAGAACATGGGTAGCTACGACTCCGCCGCAGCGCGGATCATGAATGAGACCTTCTACGCCGAAGCCGAGACGTCCGAAGGGCGTACCAAGCTGGCCGCGTACGGCGGTGAGTTCATCCGAGACCACCTCCGCGAGGAAGCCTTCTGCCGCAAGGTGATGAACGCCTCCAAGATCGACCCGAACGACTGCCAGGTGTCGCTCAACCACGACACCCTCGTCCGCATCGAGGAAGTCGAGCCGCAGAGCCGTGCCATGAGCATGGGCTTCCGCGGTGAGCCGACCGCTCGGTACATCTCGGCGCCCCGATTCGCCATCGGCTTCTTCACCATCAGCTCGGAGAAGTTCGAGAAGGTGGAGCAGGAGCTCCTGGCCTACCGGATGCCGATCAC